CTAAAGCATAGTACAAATAACCTGTACTTGTACGAGGCCCTGTTGATCCAGTGGTTCCAGTAGTTCCAATACATGTAATTGGATAGCTTGTGTTTGTCCAATCAAGTGTTGAAGTTGTTGTATTAATTGATTCAATCAAAGGAATTGTGATTGACCACAAATAATATCCAGATCCAGAAACAGAAGGAATACTTGATGACCAACCTGATGGAACAGAACTAATTGTTCCTGTTGCCCAAGTGTAAGTAGATGTTGTGGCTGGTCGAGTAGGTGCAGAAGATGTTGATGTCCAAATATAAATAGATGGCATTGCATACATCTTGCCGTTGTTTCCCGTAACAACATCAAGATCAATAGAACCTGAAGGTGCTTGAATAAAATAACTGTTTGGCGCAACAGTATCTACAGCAAAATCAACTTGACGACCACCGCCAGTTTGATACCACAAAAACTTAGTAGTCCCAAAGCCACCAGAAACTTTGTACCAAATGTAATCTGCTGGATTGCTTGACTCCACAGAATCATCATTGTTTCTGATGCCGTAATAAAATCTATTTGTTGGAGAATTTGAAAAATTTACAGATCCGTCAAAACTGTCAGCATATTTAACAGCTAAATACTTATACAAATACCCAAGAACTTGACCTGTTGGACCTTTAATTTCACCTGTATTTGGATCTGAAGTTATTCCTGTCGAAAAATTTGACAACAAATAATTTACAGCCTCCGATATTTCGGATAGTTCTGGAAAGGAATTAAGAGCAAATGGCATTAGAAGGCATCCTCAACAACGGTTGTCTGCCAGTTCATAGCCGTCATGTTCCATGTATCTGTATTGTCATTTGACTCAATTTTGATAGATATCATTCTTGAGGCTTGCTGTTGTGTATTGATCCAAGGTGTATTTGTATCAATATCCGTTACCCCTGTTTGCCCATAAGTTGGAGTTTGGGCAGTAGAGTTTGCTCCACCAATTGTGACGTTAATTTTTCCGGTTCCTGCAATTTCAGGAAGAAGCCTGTGAACATAGACTTTTGAACTATATGGAACAGGTCCTTTTTCAGTTTGTAAAGCCATATTGTCCCGCTCAAACAAGGCCGGAATAGAACCATCATTAATAAATGAGTTGCCTACAGCGGTCTGAATCAGCTTTTGGGAGGTTGAATTAGCCTGGGCGTATACAACCGTCCTAGAGGCTAAATTAAAGGCTCCTGAAGTCAATTTGGGGCCTTCTGTGCCCATACAGGCATTCTCAATGTCCTTGGGAGCGTTCCAGATCTGTAGATCATACCGATAAGACAACATTTTGTTGCACCATCCGGTAGAGTCTAAGTCTGGATAATAAATCTCAATCTGGTACTTTTGGGTGTTGTTTACCATAAACACCCTATCGTAATAAGTCGGATTCAGATTGTTAAAAAAGTAATTTTTAACTTTTTGGTTACCAATTGAGGTAAAACTTGATCCATCAAATACCCAAATGTCCCTAGCGTCTATACCATAGACATAAGCATCCGTATTTGTCCAACAGTTGTTGTTGATAAGTCCTCTGCCCTGATTAAGCAGCCTTACCCCAAAAATGGGGGCAGAACTGTTTTGATAGGCAATAGGACTAAAAACTACAGTATCCCAGTAAGAACATACATAAAAGTTTGCACCTAAGAAAAAACCATCAATAAGCGGTCCTCTAACAGGTACTTCCTGCTCATTGGCTACGTTGGATAGAGTTGGCTCCCAGGTGTCTGGATAGCCTGTATTGGCAAAAGACTGTGACCAACGAACCGTGGTTGGGTAATTATGCTCAATTCCACTGATAACCCTAGTAAGGTTGCCTGCAATAAGGATGTTTCCTACATTTGGAGAGCAATAATTGCGAACAAAGCCAGCAGTAGTGCTGGTAACGCCAATATCGTAGTTCCAAGAAGCATCCGGGGTAACCGTAATTTCATTGCTTGTTGGCAAGAAATACATTGGATTGGATAGTGTGTCATTGATAAAAAACACATTACCAACCCAAGAAGTTGTGATATTTAGATCATTTGTGTAGCCTGCAAGATACACAGAGGGATTTCCACCAACCCCAGGAGTAATGTTGGTTACGCCAGCGGTTGTGACCATGTACCACCGCCCATGATCTGATGAATCTCTGGTGGCTACTATATAAACCCACTGGGTTTCCGACCTAAACCCACCTTCCATAAAAATAGCTTGGTTGGGTATTGCTGTAAGGATTTCTTCCTCACCAAAGATCTTTTTAATTCCCCGGACATCTGTTTCTATGTTATACCCGTTGTTATATTCATTAGGACCTAGAGCATTACTCGGAACATCCGGTGTAAAGCTCATTTGAGAAAAAGGGGTTCTAATGCGGGAATAATCGCTCATTTATGTCACCGTTGATGTCATTTTTTCCAGATTTTTTAACAATCGGGTGTCAGATGGGTTAAATTCTAAGGCTTTTTTGCACAATTGGGTGGCTTCTTCTTTAAGTCCTATATTCCATGCCCCAAGAGATGCCAAATCCCAAGGTTTCTCTGTCCAGACGCTTGGGTCCATTGTATAAACAGCCTGTTTATCCACAATCTCAAGGGCTTGTTTAGCAGAGGAATAGCACTCTATCCAAAGACTTCTGCGGTAGCAAAACATTGCCAAATCCACCCAAGGTTCTCTTGTATTGGGAGCCTCTGCACATGCCAATCTATGCCATTTTTGAGATTCCCACCCGTTACCTAGTTCGTCATAAGCCTTGCCCAACAACCTCATGGCATAGCATCTTTCATTTTGCCAGGTTGCTTCAGGCATCTCTAAATAGCGTTTTAAAGCTGTTATAGCCTCTTCCCAGCGGTTGTAGAAGGTAAGCTCCCTAGCATGATAAAAAGCGTTTCTAGGGCATCTAGGATCTTCTTTAACAGCCAATTCCAACAATGGCATATATTGCCCACGAGACTTTGTTGGGTCAGGATGGTGACTGACCAAAAGCATGTCTGTATGGGCATAAATCTCTTGAATCCGGGCATCTGGACGTGGATATTCGTGAACTGGATGATGCCAGTGATAACCGTGTCTGTGATGGATCTTTTCGTAAAAGAAAGAAATACCGCAGCCCCAATCAAATTTGTACCTTAGTCTGGTTGTGTTTTCTTTCCAAACACGCTCTATTTCCTCTCTCCAGCCAGGTTCTAGTATTTCGTCCAAATCCAATGAAATACAAACATCAAAATCACCCGGAATTAGTGCCAATGCGGTATCTCTTGCTTTATCAAATCTCCACGGTTTGATACAAATATCATAAACTTTTGCACCACATTCTTGGGCAATCTTTGCTGTGTCATCTTCTGATCCAGTATCTGCAATCAGAATCAAATCAGCATCTTTAGCGGATTCACAGAACCGCTTTACAAATTGCTCTTCATTTTTGGATATGGCATATACAGCTATTTTCATGCTAAAAACATCCTTTTTTCATCAATACGGCGGTTTTGAAGACCTTTTAATATCTTCCCTCCCGCCATGCAATACTTCAAGAACTCTTCTGCTGCGCCCTCTTTGTCACCTCGGTTAAGTTTGGCTCTCAGGGTTGATCTTTGGAGCGTACCAAGCCCGACATTAAAACTAAAAGACACAAGAGCATCAAACATACCTTGTGTAAGAGGGGTAGTGATAAGTTTACTAACGCCTCGTTCAAAGCGATCCAAGTCTGACCTAAGTATTCCATCTACTTCTTCTTTTGAAAACGTGCGGTTATCTTCTGGACGAAGCGCATAACCATCTCTTTGATCAATTGGTAACTTGCCTTGATCTGGGTATAAAACATGGCCTACTCCTATAGTCCAAAGTTTAGCTGGGCAACGATATGGTTTAAACCTCACTCCTTCGTGGTGCTTAATTACCTCAGTTGCTTTAGCACTTACATTCATACATAAACATCCACGTGGTTCATTGTGATGTTATGCCCGTTCTTCTGATCTTTGCCAAGATACGCTTCCCTTGCTTGAGCAACACAATCAGCCTGTAAGTCTTTCAGCCTCTTAGCCTCAATGTCTGCCAGCTTACGCATACTTTTTAAATGCTCGCAATGTTGAATCTGCACCTGCTCCGCAACTCTCTTTGCATTGATCAGGTGATAGGATGCTCTGGCAGCATC